ATACCAAGCGGATTACACTCATATCGTACATATTACTCCTCGATATGAGTGGGATATAGCGTTTCTATGTTTACGGGCGCAGCGTGTTGATAAAACAATTCAATGTACTGCCAGCAGGAAAGCACTCATGTTTACCTGCTTTGATACCGACACATACATCTACCATTGCACAGACTTCTCTCCTATGATCAGGTGCAGACTTGTCCCAAATCAAGAACGGTCGCGCTGCCACTATCTTCTCCACATACGGTTCCATTGAAGCATGCCTTGCATCTTTCCCAACTGCTGTGCAAATATACACAGGCTTGCTCCCGTCAAAATGATTATCTATGCACTGTAAAGCTTTATCGACGTGTTTGTTTAAAGCAGCTACACCTTGCGTGCTACTCGCCCAAGACTCGAATCTATGCAACGAGTCAGAATCTGAATCAATCAGACCGAAATAGTCTCTGCCACCAATGCCGCAGACATAGTGGCTGATCTCGTCTACACCGAATCTGAGTCCGAATGTATCGAACGGTCGTTTCGGCGCTCTCGATTCTGCCAACCTCATTGCGTTTGCAGAGGGTTTCCATAGTTTCATTAGATGAAAGTCCTCACCACTCAGTGTGGGGAGGTATTTCCAGGAATTGGTTTCAATCCGCGGTAGCGGGCTCGTTATTTTTTCGGCCAGGATTGGGAATCCCGCTTGCTTCAGAAGATGATTTGTGGCAGATATATCTATGACTGTTGACAGTGAGTTGGTGTTGTTATCGAATATGTCGGGTTTGAAGCCATGGACAACTAGGACTAAGACGTTCTGATCTTTCATATCACTAAGACAGTTCGTAATCCGATTAAGCTGATTCATTAGCCCCCCGCTATACTTAACCATAGTCAATACTCCAATCTTATGATGGTCTTTGTTGCTTAATGACATCATCGATCCAGTTTATATTAGCCTTAGATGTTTTTTGTACTGATATATCCTAATTCGTTTGTCTTGTCAACGTGCGATTACTTTATCAATGCGTCAAGCCCGGTTTCGAAGTCTATCTTGACGCTCCACCCCAAGTCTTTTAGTTTCTGGTTACTGATGTAGTAACGTTTGTCGTTGAATGGCCTATCCTCAATAAACGTTATCCAGTTATTGCAGGGTTCACCTGGCTTCATTCTCTCGATGATCATATTGGCTACCTCGGCAACTGAATACTCCATGCCCTCATCACAACCAATGTTGTATATCTCTCCAAGTTTTCCTTTTTCGAGAATGATCTTGAACGCCCGAGCCGTATCTTCAGCATGCAAGAAAGCTCTGACACATGAACCATCGCCTTGAATTGTGACCTTCTTTCCCTGAGATAGAAGTTGGATGAATCGAGGGACGAGCTTCTCTGGGTACTGGTTTGGGCCATATACGTTATTGCCACGTGTTACTACGATCGGCATGCCGAACGAGTGACTATATGATTGTGCAATTAGTTCTGCACCTGCCTTTGTTGCGGCGTACGGATTTGTCGGACAGAGGATAGAGTGTTCTGTTTTCTTGTTCTCTTCATTGTCCAGCATACTCTCTCCGTATACCTCGTCTGTTGATACGTGGACGAACTTGACAAGATCTTTCGCATGAAGACGAGCTGTCTCTAGTAGATTATGAGTTCCGACGATGTTATCCATCGTGTAGGTTAGAGAATCATCGAATGATGTCTGAACATGAGATTGCGCAGCGAAATGCACGACGTGTGTGATCCTCCTGCTCTGGAAAAGGTGTCGAAGGAGATCGAGACTACGCAGATTTCCCTCAACGAACGTATACCTAGGACTACAACGAACGCTCTCATTGACGTTGTCTTTGTTAGCACAATAGTAGAGAGCGTCGAAGTTAATGATGTTTATACTATGAGTATTCGCATGTAAGTGATTGATGAAGTTAGAACCGATAAAACCCGCACCACCTGTCACGAGGAGTGTTGTGCTATCATTGTCTACCATATCTGTTGATGGTGTGTCTTCGATGTCTTCTGTTTTGTAGTTATCCATTAATCTAGAGATAGAGTCCTTGATGTTTGGGACAGAGGCCAGTGACTCTAGCAGCCTAGTGTCAAGAACATTATTGGAACGCTTAGAGTCAAGAATGCGGTTCTGTTCCTCAACTGAGAAGTTTTCCCATGTGAAGGCAGGGTCGACCTTTTCTTTGTACATCTCGAGAATCTCATTATGTGTGATATGTCCTGGATTTGTCAGGTTCATTGTGCCGGTGATGTTAGCCTCCATCAAATCGACCATAACTGGGATCATATCCGGCAGAACAGTCATCGAGTTTTTCATGGAACAGACCTTCGCATAGGACTTGATCTTCGTTATAAAGTTTCGTTGACAATCATATCCCACGATAGGCATCCGAATACGCAGATTTAGTACGTTGTCACCATACTGATGCATAAGTCTATCTGTGAAACCTTTGACTGTAGAATATCCAGAACCTGTGAAATCAGGCTTGTCCTCTTCTGTGTACGGAGTACCTGGCCCCTCTCCGTCGTATGCGAAAATACATCCGGTACCCAGATACGTAAAATGAATCCCTCTCTCCTTGCACGCATTAGCAAGAGTAATAGGAGCGTATAAATTGTCACGCACGTTGTCAACTAGTTTACCTTCCTGCTCCAGATAGTCAATTGTGGTATACACTTTCCCGTCGATTTCACCGTGTGTACGTCCGATGAAACACACGACATGATCCGGCTCATGTTGGTCTACCTCTTCCAGAAGAGCTGATTCATCGTCCGCTCTTGCCTGGCCGAGTATCAACGAAACATTCTCCCGTTCCCTGATCAAGTAAGACACGAATTGCTTACCGATCCATCCCTTGTGTCCATACGCTAGAATCTTCATTATTAAAGTTACTATGTCATGGTCTTTAACCGGGTTATCATAAAAAGCATCTGTGCATAGTTTAATGGGATACGGATATGGAGTTTGGTTGGTGTTTGGACAGGGTGTGTTATCTACGTCCCATATTGCACACGTTACAATATCTTGCTTTCTCTCTAGAGAGAGTGCTTCATTACTGGCAGGAGAGATTCAAGACGCATTAGGAGGTCCTGCTGTGGAGGTAGTTATAAGCGGCGACTCAGTAGTTTACCCTAGTAACTTCTATGATAACGACGCAGGGGATCTGGTCTCGTGGGGTTATAACGTAGAGATGAAAGATCCGACTTTGTGGGACACGCTAAGGGATATATCAGAGCCATATGAAGGGAACTTCTCTCTATATCCTCATGCTAGTGTAGAATACGCTCGTGTTGAATCTGATTTAACCAAAACCGATATGGCAGCGCTAAACACCGTATGTCGAATTATGGTAGCCGACATAAGACATGATGAACCGGTGATGTGGAAAACGATTAGTTAAAATGTGACCTCGTATATATATAGAAATGGTGCAGTCTGTTTTAAACCCGAATGTCAATTACCCCGAGACCAGGGCGTTAGACCCCGACGACAAAAACTACGATGCAGACCTTTACGAAATAGATCTGGCAGGGAAGCTAAGAGTAATAGCACTAGGAAACTCGAAGTTCACATTCATTACGGAAAATATTGTATATTATCCAGTGTACCTGATCGAAAACGATCGTGTGAGTGACCAAGTAGGAGTGTACGAGATATTCTCAAATCAGCAGCCAGAGATTCTTGACGAAGAAGGTGATGTAGATGTAGACAGACTAGGGCCACTCTTGCTCTACTCTTATGTTAAAACGCAGCTCGAAGATAGAGAAATCGACGCCATCGCAGACGACGTTGCTGTAATGAAAATAGCGGATGACGTTGCTGATGAAGTTGAAGAAGATGAAGAAGATGTTTCTGATGACTCTGATGACTCTGATGACTCTGATGACTCTGATGATTCTGATGATGATGAAGACAAAGAAGCCAAGAGAGAGACTAAGCGACCTGAGCTCGGGTTCTCTCCTCTTAAAGAACAAGGTTCGCAACAAGCACAGGTCGAACGAGACGCTTATAAGAAAACGCCTGGTGAAGACTGGGTAGCAACGTTCATGCACAACAAGAACTTCGCCATCCAGGACAATGAAGGAGGAGGCGACTGTCTATTTGCAGCTATAAGAGACGCTCTTGCACTAGACGGTGTACAAGTATCTGTTGATGAGCTTCGATCCAAACTGGCTGATGAAGCGAATGAAAAGGTGTTCGAGGGATATAGATCGATGTACAGAATGGCGAAGGGCGAGCTCAGTGCAGCAGAGCTAGACATGAAGACCCTAAGAAAGGAAAATCAGTCTCTTAAGAAGAAGTCCTCCGTGACGAGGGATAGAGAAGAGTTGGTTACGTTGATCGAAGGAGCCAAACAAATTATGGCCAAATATGAAACCGCTAAAAACGAGAAGCGCCAAGCACGTCAGCTATTGGACGAGTACGAGTTCATGAAAAATGTAGATTCGCTCGAACAGTTCAAGGCTAAACTACGAACATGTGACTTCTGGGGAGAGACCTGGGCTATCTCGACGCTAGAAAGAGTTATGAACTTCAAGTTGGTATTATTTAGTGAAGAGTCGTACAAAGCTAAGGATTATGATAACGTCCTCTTGTGCGGACAGCTAAACGACGAGGTCCTTCAGAATGCAGGTAAGTTTGAACCGTCTAGATACATAATGCTGGACTTCATGGGGTATCACTATAAGCTCATAACATACAAGTCCCGCGGATCGTTTACATTCAAGACTCTGCCATATGATGTGAAGGCAAAGATAGTAGACAAATGTATGGAGAAGGAAGCAGGTCCGTTTTATATAATCCCTGACTTTAGAGCATTTATGGAGTCAATACGGCTTGTTCCGCCGGATCCCGAAGATCAGGAGCTCGTGCCAGAAATCGGTCTTTATGACGACAAGACTGTCTTCCAGTTCTACTCTAAGTCTGCCGACAAGAAACCAGGGAAAGGTGCAGGAGAGAAAATCGCAAGTGATCAAATATTCGAGTACAGCTCGCTAGCAGGTATACCAGAATGGCGAAAGAAGCTTTCAAACTTCTATATAGCGCCGTTTGATCTTGATGGCCATAAATGGGCTTCTGTTGAGCACTACTATCAGGCTTCTAAGTTTAAAGAGAATAACCCTGATTTCTATTTGTCGTTCTCTCTAGACATGAATCCTGAGGGAGAGCTTTCTAAGGACCCAGTGCTTGCAAAAGGTGCTGGAGGTAAGAGCGGCAAATCGAAAGGAAGTAAAGTAAGACCAACCGATGTTAAAATAGACCCGAACTTCTTTTCAACGAGAAGCAAGGAAGAGATGAAGCGTGCCCAAAAAGCGAAGTTTACGCAACATAGTGATCTCAGGAAACTACTATCCGATACAAAAGATGCTAAACTAACACACTTCGTCCGTGGGTCGGAACCAGTAACATTTACGGGGTTAATGGAGATAAGAAGAGATCTGAAGAGAGAATAAAGCCTAGTTTATAGTATATACAGCAATGGAGTTTGATTCGACTTATACCGGATATGTTAAACAGATACTTAGTAACACAGACATTCCGGAAACAGAAAATACCTCACTGGTTTTGAGATTCCGATCTATGATCAAAGGTGCACTGAGGCGCGTAGCCGAAGAGGGTATATGCAGCAAGGCGGAAGTAAAGAAAAGACACCACGGTTTTATGATACCATCAGGGTTATACGTTCCCCTCACTATCAGCCAGTATATTGACGCTATGGCACGTGACACTCTAGTCTATAGATGCAGAATACATAATGTGAGAATCACCATCAACTACCATAGACTGAATGGCCATAAACAGTCCATTCGGAATGTCGACAAAACGATACGGTTGATGGTCGCATGGCTGGTTATTTGCTGTGCAAACTCTGACTCGGGGTCGAATAGAAGATTATCGATTCATTTATATCCTTGCCCACAACGCAAGGTATTTCCTTCATCTGCATCTATCCCACTAGGTCCATCGAGTGTCAACTCTGGGTATAGCACTCGGCGCAGCGATTCGGGAGAGATCGTTGTTTTCAGAGAGGAAGAAATGTTCAAAGTCTTTGTACACGAGACGTTTCACGCGTTCGATATGGGGTTAGATAGTCCACTAGGTGATGGCATCGATAAGTTTTTGGCGAGCAAGTTCAGCGTATCAGTGCCTATAAGCGGTGACGAAGCATACATAGAGACGTGGTCCAGGATAGTGAACTGCATGTTTTCCGCGTTTGTTACGACGAAGAAGAGGGAAGATTTTGTTGCGACGGCAGTGGTCTCTCTAGGCATTGAGTCAGTTTTCGCGTCTACGCAGGCAAAGCGAGTACTTTACCATAATGGAGTTCGCATGGAGGACGTGATGGATACTTCATCGGATATAGGGAGATATATGTACAAAGAGACTACACACGCGTTTGCATATTACGTGATCACCTCATTCCTTCTTTGCCGCCCATATGAGTTTATCGAGTGGTGTATGGAACATAACCGTTTGATGTTCTCGTTTTTAAGAAACACATCTAACATAGCTGCGTTTAGAACGTTCCTCACCCAACGGATAGATGAAGGCTGCGGCGAGACCGTTGATGTCTCCCCGAGTTTCGGGACGCGCATGAGCATTATTGATTTAAACTAGAAAATTGAGCCGACCCGGTGTACACCACTAATTAACACAAACATGGGAATCAAAGGTCTTAACAGCTTTATACAGGCGAATTGTTCCGCTGATATAAAACAAATAACACTATGGGAGCTGAAAGGGAAAACGATAGCAGTCGACTCAATGATATACTTATATAGATTCAAATCTGAAGGTGGTCTTGTCGAAGGGATGTATCAAATGGTGTCGCTCATGAAATACTACGGTGTAAACCCAATATTCGTATTCGATGGAAAGCCACCACCTGAGAAGATGGAGACAATACGCAAGCGCAAGGAGGAGAAACATGAAGCAGAGATAATGTGTAAGACTGTACTGCGACAACTAAGTGAAGCAGAGAATAGGAGCGAAGACACTACAGATTTGCAGGCTGAAGTCGATAGACTGAGAAGGCAGTTTGTGAGGATAACCTACCAGGATATCGCCGAAGTGAAAGAACTAATGCATGCGATGGGCGTGTCCTACTACGAGGCGGACGGCGAGTCAGACGGCGTATGTGCGAGAATGGTTCACAAGAAGGTGGCGTACGCTTGCCTAAGCGAAGATATGGACATGTTTGTATACGGGTGTTCACGGGTGCTGCGGTACCTCTCCTTGCTCAAATCGACAGTAGTATTGTACGATTTAAATGCGATACTAAGAACATTGAACATAACATTCGCTGACTTCAAATCGATCTGTGTGTTGGCAGGGACCGATTATTCGGAAGAAACTGGTACAAGATGCGATCTAAACAGGGCACTCAAGGCGTACGCGAAGTTTGCCAAGCAGAAAGAAACAATAGAGTTCTACGATTGGTTGGAATTATGGAAGGCAGATGACGCAGATTATGATGCGCTTAGAAGGGTATATGACATGTTCAGCGTATGCAATGTCAACATCCAGAAAGATAATCTCGTAGAGAGTCGCCCTGATAGGGAGGCGATGGAGAGCATACTGCGTCCTTACGGTTTCGTCTTCTAAAGGAACATATGCCATTATTTTTTCTGATGTTATCTTGTTGAACGATAAGAGTCTAAAAGATCTCACACCATATTATACAAGCATGTCGGTTAATATGGTAACAGCAATAGCCCATACAAGTCAGATTTCTCCTAGGTCAAGCTTGCAGCGTTTACACGAAAGCGTTCCGAAAACCAGGAAACGTAGGAGGATAACTGATGACGAGTTTTGTATACTGAAACCAGGGGAGCAAGAGAGCCTATGCGACTGCAACTACCGGGTACAGCAGTTGAAAGACATGTGTCGGCATTACGGTCAGAAAGTAGGTGGGAATAAAGATCAACTTACGAAAAGGTTGTACAATTATCTTCGTCTCTCACAACACGCAATACGTATTCAGCGCGTGTATCGGCGCACGGCTATCGAGAGATTCAGACATGCGAAAGGTCCGGCGGCCATAAAAAGAAGTATCTGTGTCAATGACAGCGACTTTCTAACAATGGAGAAAGTATCTGACATTCCCTATGGGCAGTTTTTCAGTTTTGAAGAGAGTGGTACAGTGTATGGTTTTGATATATTATCTCTCTTCAACTTGTTTTCTAAGAAGTCAAGACCGTGTCTAAACCCTTATACTAGAGCAGAGATACCTGCAACTGTACTAGCTTCACTAAGATATGTAATACACATGTCACGGTCACTGGGGTTACAAGTCGAAGTCGAGTTGGAAGAAGAAGAAATGGATGAAGAGAAGCAGTTAGAGATGAGAGGAGTAGCATTATTCCAAGCGATAGGTGAATCAACACAGTATATCGTGGACCATATGTGGTGGTGGAGACTAGGTAGAATCTCTCTAATAAGGTTCATTCGTGAGGTACATGATATCTGGTCTTACCGAGCACAACTTACTGATGATGTGAAGAGTCAAATATGCCCTCCTCATGGTAACCCTTTCCAGCATCTAGGACTAAATACATTGCAGGTGAGTGATGTTGATACATTGAGGACCACATCATTAAGAATTATGGAGAGAATGATCACAACATCACATGACGAGGGATCAAGAGGTTTAGGCGCAAACTATGTATTATGTGCTCTTAGTCTGGTGAATGAGAATGTAGCTGAACAATTTCCATGGCTTTATCAATCTGTCGCTCAGATCTGAAATATTAAGGGAATTAAATCGCCTGCTAGGGTTCTCGTAAGACAAAAGATCTTTTAATGCGTTAAATCGCTTAAATAGATAGTCTATAGGTATGGTATAAGATGCCCCGTAAGACGAAGGAGACAAAGACAACCACTACACCTGCTGCTAAGCCCGCCGCCAAAAAGGCAACTAAGACTGCCACACCCGCCAAGACTACTACCAAGACCAAGGAGACCACCGCTACCAATGAAGTCGTAGAGACTGTTGTTGAGCAGACAGCCGATCAGGTTGTTGGTGGTGAGTTCACCAAGGTCCTTGCCCAGATCCAGGCAGTGTACTCCCAGATTTCTGCATTGAAGTCTGCCGTCCGTGACTTGGAGAAGAAGTCCGTTCGCGAGATCAAGACCGCTAACAAGAAGTCCAAGCGCAGTGCTTCCAAGGGAAACCGCACTCCTAGCGGCTTCGTAAAGCCTGCCCCCATCAGCGCCGAGCTAGCTGCTTTCCTTGGAAAGGCTAAGGGTACTGAGATGGCACGCACTGACGTCACCAAGGAGATCAATGCCTACATCCGAGCCAACTCCCTCCAGGATAAGGACAACGGTCGTATCATTGTCCCTGACGCCAAGCTCACCAAGCTTTTGAACTTGAAGAAGGAGGATCAGCTAACCTACTTTAACTTGCAGAGATACATGAGTCCTCACTTCTCTAAGAGCAAGCCTGCCGCTGTTCCCGCATCTGCTTAAACGCGTTTAATTATTGAATCATAGTAACCAAAAATTGTTTACTATGAGCCGATTGGTCGAAAACTTACACATACACATGATCTGGGATCCTCATAGAATAAGTGTCCCAGTCTCTTGGTAGTTGGAAGACGGTTGAAAAACGTCTGTCATTTGGTGACTCTTTTTTCAAGATCCAGTCCTCTCCAGCACCGAATCTACAACTGGATGAAGGAACATCACGAGTTTTTAAGAATCTTGACGTTGCCCACCATATATTCCCGGAATAATGAAGTTTACCTACACCGTTATCTATATACTTTCCTGACAAACTGAATAGTCCAACGTTATCTCTGCTACGGTTTCTATTCGGAAGGTCCTTGTCACCTGGACGGACCTCAGTATGAACCAGCAAGGCACATCCGACTGTCTCATGACTTTTAAGTTTCTCGACACAATTCGCCCACCCCCTCACTACAAACTTTTCCATGGTTTTTGTCCACGTGTGACTAGGGGCTCGAGGATGTCTCGTTGCTCCTCTGTTGTGCAAGTAGAGTATGTTCGCATCAATGTCTTGGTTATCGCGAGCCCACTCTCTTAGTCTGGAGGTGGTCTCATATTCGTGACCTGACGGGTTACATAACGTAAGTTCCACTTTTGGGTGGTCAGCTATTTTCGCGATAGGAAAGCCCTTTTCAGACAAGTAACACAAATGAACCTTTTCGCATTCTTCTAGGAGTCCACTATTAGTTATCTGATTCCACTGCCTCTCTATGATATCCACGCTGTATTCAGACGACTTAACGCCATAGTAAACGTGCCAGAAGATATGGATTGGCCTGGGCATTTTGCATTAATGACAGAAGATTTTCTGATCACTTTATCTCTTTAGCACTTCGAAAAATCTGTTAGTCATACACAATCCGGATGGGATGCCTGATTCTACAACATCCGTCAAAGGAACACTTTTATGAACCTTGAAACCAGCGTCTTCGAGAGTTTGATGTGTCCATATAGCGTCCTCTTCCATGCGGAAGTCATTCTCGATGAGAATAGTTGTGACACCGTCCAGTATTTCGGGATACGACTTAAGTATGTTGCAGAATGCCCCTTCACAATCTAAGACAAGTGTGTCGAATGTGACTCCGCTTCTTGCTCTAAGATCGTCCAATGATAGCGTAGGTACTACATTCCATCCAATTTGGTCGTCGCATTTTGCAAGGGCGCTTTCTGGAATGGTGACCCATCCTTTCTGAACAAGTCTCTCAGATGAAAGAGCGGCGGTAATTACGTCACATTTGAGACTATTACTGATGCACATCTCTCTGTTCTTAGCCGCAGCGGCATGAAGCGTCTCAAGGACGATAGCACTACCATGACCTTTCGAGAGAATACTACCTATGATGGCCGTGTTACGACCGACGTTACCTCCAATTTCGAGAACATGTGCGTCAGGTGATATGTTCATAAGCGCTAATGCCTGTTCAGGGAGCTCTTCGATCTCGGAATCAGCTGGGATTAGCTTCATCCCAGATCTAATGCTGTCGAGCTTTGATAGGATGTCGCTACCGAAATGCTTCACTAGGTTGTCACGAATTGGATCGTGGATCTGCAAGTCTATTTCTTCTGCGCGGATCTTAATTGTTGCGGAGCCAGTAGGTGAGAGAAGATATGTGTCTCCCTCTGGAACGATTATCAGTATCTGTTTCAGGACACCTGGGATCGGGTCTACTCCGACCAGTCCGTGTCGTCGGTTCTCTCCTGCTGGGATGAAGAATGTACCATCACTTTGAATGAAGGATGATGTGCAAGTCAACCATCGGTTACCTCTACCGTAACGGATTTCCATGTATGCATTTAAGATATATATTCAAAATGACATTTTCCCGCGTCTATCAAACAATAGGTCAATATCTTTCTTAAGTTTGCTGTATTCGAGCTTTGATGTTAGTCGTTCTGCGACGGTCTGCTTCTCGCGCCCATTCAGTAATATTGTATAGTAAGGAGTGCTATCATCGCGATGAATAGCTTTTATTTTCGCTGGTTCGAATACTTTTCCAGAAGACCAGTAGTACACGTCATCGTCCACAAGAAACATCTATGGTTTTCAGACATATTAAAATCATAGTCTGGCCGCCTCCTAGAAGATGGTGTCAGTGTCACTCCCATGCCCCTTTAAACCCCATTCCATTTCTGATTAAGGCAGAAAATTGAAATAAAGACTAACCTATAGCATATAGCATATACACCATGAGCACAGACATGCAATCCCTCGTAATCAACGCAACAGACTTCGTCCCATCTTCCGATGTGGCCTATAACAAGCCCCGTGTCAACAAGGCGGGAGGTAAGGCTGTTGGCATTATCAACAGCAGCACTCGCAGACAGCTTATGATCAGCACCCCTCTCATGCTGACATGGGGTGTGAATGAGCGCGTCGACGAGTCTAGTGGACGAGTATCGTATGATATGTCTCTTCAATTCCCAAAAGAAGGTTATACTACACCTGAAACCACCAAGTTCTTAGATGCGATGGTGGATCTCGAGAAGCAGGTATGTAAGGACGCGATTAAGAACTCCAAGGACTGGTTTAACAAGAGCAAGCTTACTGACGCGCAGGTTGAAGTCCTCTTCAATCCGATGCTCTACTGGCCTAAGGACAAGGAGACCGGTGATAGGCGCGAAGGAGCAGCACCTACCTTGCGAGTAAAGCTTGACTACTGGGACGAGTCTTTCAACTGCGAGGTCTACAATATGGACAGGCAGCCACTATTCCCGAATGCCAGTGATCCTGGTATTACCCCGTCCGATCTTATCGCAAAGGGCAATAATGTAGCATGCGTTCTCAAGTGTGGAGGCATCTACTTCGTAAACGGCAAGTTTGGGGTCACTTGGCGATTGGTGCAAGCTGTTGTCAAGCCTCGTGCTTCTATCCGCGGACAGTGCGTAATCAACCTATCAACAGACGATCGTCAGCGCCTTGCCAAGCAAAGTGATGATCTTGACGAAAATGGTGAAGAGACTGGGGTAGCCGTCGAAGATGACAGCGACGACGACGAACCTAAGGTTGTGGCAAAGAAAGAGGTCAAGAAAGAACTTGATGATGCTGCCAGCGTAACCAGCACAGGATCTTCCAGCAAGAAGAAGGTGGTCAAGAAGAAGGTGGTCAAGAAGAAGATCGTGAAATCCGAGGATTAGATCGAGTGCGCTTAGAAAAATATGAAAAACAAACAAACAATTAGGCTACGGCCATTTTCTCTTTACTACTATGCTCCGGTGGCGCAATGGATAGCGCGCGAGACTTCTAATCTCGAGGTTATGGGTTCAAATCCCATCCGGAGTGCTCAATTATTGGTTATAATATAATCAATAATCGAATACTTAGTGACACCGTCTAGGGACACCCCAGTCGTCTCTTGAAGCATCATTGAAGTAGCAGTAACACACAGAGAGTGTTGGTTGTGTCTTCCCACAATAACCACATACCATTGATTCTGTAAACATGGAAGAAAACATTGCGATGGATACACTGCAATGTTTTCAGAATAACTCTAGACTAACTATTATTCCACCTCTTTTGGTTGTTGAGAACATACATTTTGGGTCTATTCTCGCTACACCAACTGACTTCATTCTGATAGTCTGTCTCTTCTTTAGACTTAGAGTACGCGCGTCAATCTTGAATAGTCTATCCCCTAACATGAAAGTTACTTCCCCAGTTTCTATTACATCCTTAGACGCCATCTTCAGCGAAATGTAAACACAGTTGTCCTCGTCTATTACAATGTTGCTTGGCAGATCAGGTATTACTCTTACCACAAGCGATCCACTAGGGAGATCAAACTCGACTTCTTCGTGCCACATAGGGACAAAGTATGTCTCGCCACCCAACTCCAGTTTGTATACGTCATCGTTAACCAGATTATTCATAGTGGGTTTTATAGTAACAAGTTCAGTATTCTTCATTTTCTCTTGTATGATCATCTCCAATTCTTGCAATGTGTCGTCTGAAACACCTATCAAACCTGAGAAACGTTGTAAGTATGTAAACAAACGCATTGCATCATCTCTGCTCATCGACTTACATGACTCGACAGCGATCTTTTGACACCCATTGTGGAGTCCTGATAATACACTGTCTACAGTGTCTTTCGTTATCTTTGTCCCTGTAGTTGATTCAACGAACCTCGCGAAAATCTCAGCATACGTTTGTGGTTCTTCGCATATATCCTCGTCTATCAATCCGAAATCCCCGTTATGTGATAGCAGAAAACTGTATGCTTCGTTCACTAACTTGAATTGTTCTCCATTTCCTCTGTTTTTATCGGGATGATGAATTAAAGCAGCTTTATAATAGGCTTTCTTGATAGTGGACTTGGTAAGTTCTTCTTGCGGCAAACCTAGTATATCACACGCCCTTTGAAAGTCCATGTATCTTGGTTACGAGGTAGAAGACGAATCTCTCTAAGTGATAGATTGGCCTGTAGTTGTTGTTATAGAGACGCAGTGTCTCGTGTGTTCTCGTCATGACATCCGAGAAGTCTTCTTGTGACATAGTCATCACTAGTTTCTCTAGGATGTAAAACATACAGTCTGTGACATCTAAATGATATATGAATATGTCGTACAACCTGTCTCTCAGCTCTGTGAACTTGATTCTATCCATATCCAATATAAGCTCCACTATGTTGTCACATATCACCTGATATGGTTTCATTAATTGCCTGACCCCTGCCATTACGTTCTTCATATTCGTAATATCGCTGAGTGGAATGTCCCTTGATACCTTAGTTGTGAGACATCTATTATATTGTGCGCGAGTAGGTCTGGGTACTCTAACCACAAGGCACCTGTTGCGGATATTGTCGGGGATGAAACTTAGCTCTTCACTAATGAAGACAAACTTTATGTTCAAACTCTGATTGGGTGATGTCTGCATGAAACTATAAAACGAATCCAATAGTTCCCCATGTATCTCGTGAAAGTACTTACACATAATGATACCTGACCTATTCGGTCTAGCTGAGACAACATCCAGTATATCTGTGTAGATATCATTCCATAGAGCTTTTGAGTTACATCCCAAGAGAGACATGTCTACCTCGAAATGAATGTCGCTGATCTTCAGCAACTGTGGACCCTTGCTCGTTTCATTCACCAACTTCTTCTCATACTTCAGGTCTGTGTTACTGTACCTTCTTATAGCACTCAATGCTTGTGTGTACTTGCCTACACCTTTGGGACCATAGATAATTATGTTTCTGAAGTCCTTGACATCGGTTGGAAACTGTTTGAAGAGAGAAAGCAACTTGGGGTGCAATGGGGACGCATCATGTGTAGATAGATAATCTTCAAAATGTGTTTCGAAAAACTTCATAGTGTTAGATAAGGTTTAAGAGAACTCTTTATTAGCTGTAGTAACATAAGCATAAATGATCGACCGTACAAGATTAGCACTTCTGAAAGACAGGCTTGAAGAGAAACGAACGAGTCATCCCAACCTAGTCTCTATGTGGCTCAAGTTTCTTGACCTTAAAGTCTCCGCACTCGACTCATGCATATCCAGTTGTGAGAAGCTTGCTGATGATATCGATAGCGATTCACAAGAAGACCCAAGTCCTCAACTGATAATCGCCATGTTCGCCATGGCTCGGGCGATGAGATCTAATACGGTTTAAAAGAGAAACCCTAGTATCAGTTAACGACTATGAATCTGATATTAGACGAGATTTCGCCACGTGCGATCAACTTCTGCCCTCCTGTTAGAAACACCGTTATGGATGACAGCGAGTTTATGAGAGTTGGATATAGTACATCCGGTTTCGCGATGAATGGTATATATACTACCATAACTCTCCGTGGTACCGTAACAGAGAGCTTCTTCACGAAGTCCAAGCTTGTGTTCAACTACGATAACGATAATGCACGGGAGATAGATAAGATCGCTGCTCTAGAACGGAGTATCTTGAAGGCAGCCAACCTTCATGGTAAAGATCCGCTCCATAAGCTCCATGAACAGCTGTCGAGCAAAAGCATCCGAATCTTCAACAACGATCCAGAAACTGCAGTCCCGCTTACTGGCGACACTATCGAGGTTGTCGTAAAGGTATCAGGTGTCTGGATCACAGAGAGAGCATATGGCCTGACGTTCAAGTTCTTCAACATTAACCATCCGTAGAGAAGTATGTCAGAATGATAGTCATAATTACAGCTAAGAAGATGTTGACAATCGTTAGCAGATAACCTACAGAGGCCATTCTGCTCTTAAGAGCCTTATACATCTCTCGGACAGGAATGAGCTTACCCTCTGACATTTTCATATCGTCCATCAAAAACTTAATCAGTACGCCAAGCTGAGCCGCGACTAACAAACTCGATACGCCTGAGTAGGTGTTATATTCATCTGCCACTGTTCCCTTATTGATTTGACGATAATGTAGGCTGTTGATGGTTATCAACCATGTTAGTACCCCTAACATCATCAGAGCGGGGAAACCCGCAAAAAACAAAGTTTTGATGAAACCTAAAGTGTTCATTTCGACTCTGTCCATCTGTGACACCAAAGCAAATGAAACGAACATTATTAACAAAACAGATGCCGCTACAAGTCCGTACCCCCAGACTGCTGCCGATGCTGGTCCAGAGTTACCGTCACTGCTATTGTCTACACCAACAAACAGTTTAACTACCATCCCGACTATGGCCAGGTATGTCAAGTTCTTTATGTCGAAGTTAAGAGTAGGAGAGATCATCGCGTATATTGTATGCTGCGATTTTATTGGGAAAGCTTTTTCTTATGTAGGTATAAGTTATACGCAATGTCTATGTTCAATGTCGCCAACTCTAGACCACTAATACCGCGGGAACAAACGTATGTCCTCGACCGCAAACTTCTCACGGTGCATTCTGAAGATAGGGATATTACAAAGTGGCCATTCGCCAACCACTTCGAAATTGCACTCCCACAGACTATGGAGAACGTCGAGTCGATGAGGCTTCTTGACTGTAGTCTCCCATCGGCTTATAACACTTTCAGCAATGACTATCAGAACACTAAGCTATCTTTCAGACTTACTGTTAGTGATCCGACCGCTCCATTCTACCCCTTCCTAGCGAGTGCGGCATCTTATGTCTTCACAATTACTATTCAAGACGGATTCTACTGTCCAGAAGAACTGGCTACAGAATTACAGACCCGTATGAACGCTGTCATCACAGAGTACATCGCCTCGCTTGGGGGTCCCGGAGTCTATGAGAACATGAGGGTCTACTACGATAAAGTCGGTCAACGATACTGGTTCGGTAATATACAGGACTCATTCCAGCTTCTCTTCGACAGACAGGAAACGTACACACTTACCAACTGCGACCAGCCGCTTATGTGGTCTCAGTATACAAAGTGGGGACTGCCATCCTATCTTGGATACGAACGGCAAACTTACTCTTCTACACCATCTATTGATTCTAACTCAAATGCTATACCTGTTGTGTTCGCATATGTTGGGGTAAACGGAGGAGCATGGATGACTCCCGCTAACAATACTTCGCCTGTTTACTACGTTCAGGCCCCTCTCGCTCCGTATTTACTCGGTGAGAGAGCAATCTATATGCAAATCAAAAAATATAACTCAATCGATGCTCTGAAACCGTTCTCAGAAAGAACGAACCAAATGTTCAATAACGATTATAATGGTGTCGTTGATTCCGCTTTTGCCAAAATACCTGTACAGGCTACGCCCCTCGGCGAGTTCTCCGATTCAAGAAATGGATTCTTGTCTAATGTCGTCATGTTCGACGTGCCGGAAGAAAAAATTGCCAAACTTGAGTTCACATTCCAATACCATGATGGCAGACTGGTTGAGTTCGATAACATCCCATTCAACTTCACGATTGAGTTTAACAGGCTCCGGAATGAAATTGGTCGGGCATACGTAGTTCGCGTGCCACATGCTTACAGCCTATAGAGTCATGTTATACGCGTCTTTTACCCATTTCTTTACCGTTGTTGCTGAATCTTTCATATAATCGCCATCGTACTTCTTTAGATCCAGAAACCTTGGCTTGGTCATAGTTTGTGTTTTGTAGTATATGTAGTGGCCGTATTTCCCACTTCTTATACTAGCACTGTCGGACAGTTTTCTCGGTTTGAAAGTGTCTTTCAACTTAGACTCTGCATCTGCCAAAGTAATGTCTTCGTATTTTATCTCTGTATTCAGGTTCGTCTTGCCTCCCTTCCAAACTACATACATACCGAATCTTCCATTCATAAGTGTTACCTCTTCACCATCCAGCTTCCCTAGTGCACGTCCTGACCTGCTCGGTGCAGCAGTTACGACTATTTCATCAAGTTCATATTCACCGTTTCGAAGCTTCTCCAGATCGATGTCATCGCGCACCTTTTTGAAAGAGGTCTTTCCGCCTGACGTACATTTTATCACTGGTCCATACTTAGCGACCATGTAAGTATGTTTGTCGTCTATGGTGATGGTTTGTCGATCGACCGATCCCAGTGGCTCGGCTAACTGGTTTATCTGGTCTAGACACCCCCTACACAAGTCATGCCATATAGACTCTCCTTTCGCGATAAGATCCAACTCATCTTCCATTTTCTTCGTGTAATCATAGTTGAATAGAGCGTCGAAATGTTGAATGAGGAACTCAGCCACTAACACCCCCACTGGCTGAATCACTAACTTACCTCTCTCCCCGCCAAACGACCTTTCTGTTTTCTCTTCGCTTAGCATGTCACCCTCAAGTGTGAAATCAACGCATTCTATAGATTTACCCTCAACGTTCGCTTTCTTGACATATCCTCTTTCTTGAATCTTATCAACCAGACTCGAGAACGTCGACGGTCTCCCGATACCTTTCTGTTCAAGTAATTGAACCAATTTTGCTTCTGTATAGTGGCTCTTGAGATCTTTCATTGTTACTTTCGATACGATCTTCTTATAGTCGATTTGACCTTCTTTCAACGTTTGTAGATAGCCGAAATCCTTATTCGTTTCTTCATATCCTGCAACTTTCTTCCAACCAGGGAACACAACTTGCTCTGTAGAGAACTTGTAAGTGGCGTCCTGAGGAGCGGACACCTTAGCGGTCACTCCGTCGTACTTAGCAGGTGCCATACAACTCTCCAGAGTATTGCGTCTTATCATAAGGTACACTTTCGCCTCTCGGTTATCTAATGCTTCGTCGACCTGCTCCCGTGTTATGTCAGTCGGTCTGATCGCTTCATGGGCTTCTTGTGCGGTGCTTTCTTCGTCTTTTTTCTTCTTTGACTTTTTGCTCTTGCTTTTCTTCTCTTCCTTTCTTTCTGCGAGTCCATCCACTTCACTGTTGATATAGTCTGTTCCATACTCTTTCGCTATCAACTTCTTTGCGGTCTCAAGAAACTCTTTGCTGTATGTAGTGCTGTCAGTTCTCATATATGTGATGTAACCCCCTTCATATAACTTTTGACACGCATCCATTGTTAACTTTGGAGACAATCTCAGCTCGTTACTAGCTGCTTGTTGAATACCACTCGTTGTATACGGCGTAGGAGGGTTCTTGGTGGTTTGTCTCACTGATCCACATGAGTATACATGCTCATGAGACGCGCTATCTACCAAGAACGCTTCCATGCTTTTCTCGTCCTCGTGGTTCTTATCAAGTACAAACGGTAAGACTGATTTCGTGAAATACCCTGTTGTAGTGTATACTTTCCTACCAGGTGCAGCGTCTATTTCTTTCTGATTGTCATATACGATCCGCAGTGCGGGTGTTTGACACCTGCCAGCCGATAGGGCAGACTTCGTCTTGAACGATATCTTGCTCCATAGGATAGGGGACACTTTATATCCAACCAAAAGGTCTAGTATCTGTCGCGCCTGTTGTGCGCGAACAACTTCCATGTTAATCCTGGTTGGCGATGAAACAGCCGCTTTCAGGGCTCCCTCCGTTATCTCGTGAAAGATTATTCTTTTTGTAGTTTCAACCGGAAGACTGAACAGTTGACATACATGCCAAGCGATCGCCTCACCTTCGCGGTCATCGTCTGCAGCAAGCAATACCTCGTCGGCTTGATTAACGAACTTACGTAGATTACTTATTTGTCGCGACTTAGTTGTCACGTTAGTAAACGTTGGCCTGAAGTTGTTATCAATGTCGATCTTCTTGAGATCATCTAACGCTCTAAGGTGACCAAATGTTGCCATGCACTTGTAACCCGGTCCTAAATACTTCTCTATTTTTCCACATTTCGCTGGTGACTCAACTAAAACTGCTGTATATGGCATTATTATCTTGTTTGGCGATAATGTCATAATGTTTCGTTATAGCAATTTTGTGATTTAATCAACATTTATCATACCCTTGAACTCTTTCCAAGAAACTTCCTTGGCTGGTTCCCTCTCAGGTTCTGATTCTGCAGCTAGGAGCGCGTCTTCTTCTAGCTTCTTATCGATCTTTTGACCCCTCTTCATTGCGCTATCTATATATATCTCCTTCAGCAGGGTTCCCACTTGGAATGCGCCTTGATGTTGATCTAGTTTGCCTTCCTCGATGCCTGCCAGTACGTTGAGGAAGCGTTCGAAGATATCGAAGTCGATCTCATCTTTCTTAATGCGGTTGAAAATATCGAAATAGTTATTGAACAAGAAAGAACAGTTGGTCTCAAGGAGGCTCTCAAAGTGATTCTTGTTGTTGCCAGTAAGCCCCGAGTATTGCCTCTTAAGAGCAACCATTTTCTCCACATCCTGCTTAATCAGCATACTATGCTTGCGTTCGCGAATCGATTCAGTGACGTCTTCTACATTGTTCGCGTTTATTAGCTTGTCAAGCTGAAGTCTCTGTTTATCGTCCATTGATGACTGTAACTATAATAACTTTCCGATCTTTACGCCATATTTTATCTAATACATGTATATATGGTTTACAAGTGTGACAGAAGAAAGCACAAAGGTGGGAACAAATCAATCGGAAGACCCACAACCGCTCCTACGCCTTTCCTACAGCACGGTTTCACTGATGGTGCTGGTTCACAGAGACAGCAGGCCGCAGCGAATACGAATGCCATGAATAATAAACAACAATCAATGTTTGCTAGAGGTGGAAGCGGACCTTCGAAGGGTAGCACAGTACCCCAGTTCTCTAGTGGAACGGGAGCCGGTCCAGTTAATGCCAACACAAGTAGTGTTAATAACAATGCTACTGCAGGTCAAACCGTGTCTGACGGTTCAGGAGACTGTTTTGCTACGCCTGGTGGTTGTGGTGCTAAAGTCGGAGGTTCTAGCTCTGCAGTACAGGAACCGGAGGGATTCCAGAATTGGAGGGATGTATTCCCTGTTGCAGGTGAGGCATTCCCTCTGGGTGATATTAGTTCAGGAGGTAAGAGACTGCGCAAGACAAAGGGACGTAAGGCAAAAGCACGTAAGACAAAGGGACGCAAGACAAAGGGACGCAAGACAAAGGGACGCAAGACAAAGGGACGCAAGACAAAAAAATCCGTCATGCGAGGTAAGAAGAACAGTCGTTCCAAGACAAACAAAAGAAGAAAGGTTGGTAGAAAAACACACTAACGGGCAAGGAACGGTTTTTATAATCCACATATAGTGTAATATGAAAGGCAGCGACATTGGACTTTCACTTTTCATTTTGATTGTGTTCGTACTTCTCTCTCTAGTATCGGTGTTATCGGTTGGAATAAAGAAGGTTCAGGAAGATTGGCCAACTTACCGCTGCAATCCAGCTGTGATGCCGTTCGCAAGTGTCTTCGGACAGGATGCCGGTACCAATTTCACATACTGCATTCAGACTATGCAGAGCAGTTATATGGATTACCTCCTGCAGCCAATGAATTATAACTTAGGTGTTATGGGCGGATTAGGAGGAGAGATAAGTGGTGCCGTCAACTCTGCACGCTACTTCATCGATAACTTGAGAAACATGATTACGACGGTAGTCCAGAGTATATTCGGAGTGTTCCTCAACCTATTGATAGAGTTCCAGCGTATGATTATCGCTCTTAAAGACATCATGGGCAAGATGGTAGGGACATTAGCAGTATTGATGTACACCCTTGACGGGTCAATACTCACTATGAACAGTACCTGGAACGGCGCACCTGGACAGATGGTGAGAGCACTATGCTTCCACCCTGATACTCTTCTGCAATTGGAAACAGGCAAGTACGTTGCAATGAAAGACATCGCATTGAACACACGCCTCAAAAACGGCGCGATCGTGCAATCCGTTATGCGTCTCTCTAATGTGGATGATGAAGGGAGACAGGTAGAGGATATGTATGCCATGATTGGAGAAAACGAAACAACCATGTTTGTTACAGGAAGCCACTTGATATTCGATAACGTAGACAAGGTGTTCACCTCTGTGAAGGAGTTTTCTCACAGACTCGAAGAGAGAAAAGAAGGTAACAAATGTAAAAAAGTAGACCTAGATTGCCCAGAGCTATCATGCTTGATTACTTCTAATCATTCCATACCGATCGGAACATGGATTTTCCACGATTGGGAAGATAACAATGGATCGCCCTCGAAGTCGCTCTAAAAAACCAGATATTATCCGTGACTATTATATACTTATGGATAGTGTACCAGGCAAGATAAGCAAAATGTATGAGGACGCCAGTTTCATGTCATTGTACGCAGGTGACCTGGTTATCACGGTGTTTATTATATTAATCGTCTTCGTGGTCGCTAGTTACTTCAATATCATGACTAAGATCAAGCCAATTCAGGACGATTGGCCAAATCAAAGATGTAACCCATCAGTTATGCCATTTGCAGGTTTGATTAATGCGCCAGACGGCCAATCTTCACTAGAATACACAAGCGCTAACTTCAATAACTGCACACAAACAATACTAGAGGAACTGGCCGACTATGCTCTTGCTCCACTTTACTACGTGATGAACGTCATGACAGAACTATTCCAAGAACTGCAAGAAGCTATGAACGCAATGAGAGAGATGTTTAACCGAATGAGGGAGGCCACACAAGGTATAAGTGTCCAATTGTACCATAGATCATTAAACATCATGCTCCCTCTAGTGCCGCTCTTCAGGAGCATGCTTGCCATGTTCGGTAAAGCTCAAGGCACAATGACTGCATCGTTATATACGCTGTATGGAGGCTACATAACACTGAATAGCACGTTCATGTTCATATACCAGTTGGTGGTCGAAATACTTATCGCTATTGTGGTAGCGATTATAGCATGTTTCGCCATAGGATGGTTCTTCCCTCCTGCATTAGTAGCAGGATTCTCAATGGCAGCGTTCATGACAATCCTTTTAATCCCTACCATTATTGTCTTAGTTCTCATGCAGGAGATCTTCTCTGTGTCAGGGAAAAGCCCTCCCGGAGTGCCGTCATACTGTTTTGCGGGTGATACTTTGATCAATATCAAGGATGGATATCCTCTTCCCATACGAGACGTTCAGCCTGGAATGACGCTTGAAGACGGATCGCGTGTAACAGGAGTAATGAAGTCGACATCAGAAGGCTGCGAGCTCTACACATTAAACGGTGTCGTTGTCACGGGCACACATATGGTTTTCGATGCAAAACATGGATGGCTTCATTCACGGAACCATCCGAAGAGTACTGTCGTTGAAGATTTTAGGGATACACACGTATGGTGCCTGGGTACTGACACGAAAACTATAAGGATAAACGGCACAATATTCGCCGATTGGGACGAGATTGATGAACTCGACATGGAAGAACTACGCAGTGCTTCTCCGCGTAACAGAGCGATCCCTCTCAACATAAACAAAAACGATATCCATCCGTATCTGGACACAGGCTTACATGGAGATACACTCGTCTGTCTTGACGATGGGAGGAGTATAAAGATGTCAGAAGTTGAGGTAGGTGATGTATTGATGTGTGGTGAAGTAATTAACTCAGTAGTGAAAATCGAGTGTAGCGACATCATACGATTTGAGAAGATAATGCATGATGGTGAGGTATTATTCACCGCTACATCGAATGTCGAAGTTGATAATGACAGTTTAGGAGTTGACCTCAACATTGTGAGAGAAACAACCTGCGCTCCAGATGTGGCATATCATCTAGTCACAGATTGTGGGTATTTCAAGATCGCGGGAGTTAAAGTTGGTGATTACAATAGGGGGTTAGAACGATACCTTTCGGATGAAAACCTTAGAGACTCAGCTACGAAGCCTTGAAAATATTATGTATCATGTGTATATAGAGAATGGAGATCAAGATCCTTGGAGAGAAGTACAGACTAGAGATTCTAGCACTATGCGTTATCATCGGTGCGTTTATTGCTATCAATGTGTTCTGTTCATGTGCAGGAGGCGTCAAAGAAGGTTTCCAAGCTGGCACCGCGCTTGCAGGTGCTGCTCTAGACTACAGCATGGGCAAAGGTGTATCCCAGAGTTGGGAAGGGGAAAGTGGACGATCAATTACTGGCGACCCCAAGTCATGGTTCGGTCATCTGGACGGTAACCAAGGTGGACCAGTTCCTCTAGCAAAGGGCCAACTTTTCATGTTCGGTGACAACAAGTTCGACGGATCCTGCTGCCCTAGCACATACACTAGTTCCACAGGATGTGCATGTCTTTCGCCCGAACAAGCCAAATATCTAAACGAGCGAGGTGGCAACCGCACGCTTACAACTGAGTACTAAGTATTCGGATTGATCACATATTATTTGTTATGAAACATACTATCATAACAAAGTCATAGCAGGATAGAAAAAATGGTTTTTGTTTTGATGTCTTAGATGAACATGTTGCGCCAGACTCCGTCGTCTTTGTCTGTTTTAATAAGCTTGTCTACAATTTCTTTAGTGATCGTCATTGGGAACTCAACTGTCAGGGCCATCTCCTTTTCAAACAAGTTGGTTCCTGGCCGCATAAGCCTGTAGAGGTTTAATTTAGTGTAGATTATTTCGAGACAGCGTTTTAGGTTCCTGACTCCCTGTTCTCCCTCGGTGTGAGTAGCGATGATGTGCTTCATCGTGTCATCAGGGATTACGATATCTTCCTCGTCGAACTTCACCTGCTGTCTGATCTTAGGCAGCAAGTATTGGTTCGCGATGACAATCTTCTCCTTCGACTCGTATCCCTTTGTTTGAACCCGATACATTCTGTCTCGAAGGATAGGGTTGACCTTCTTCTCGTCGTTATAACTGAATATGAATAAGCACCTGCTCAGATCGAAGTCCAGTTCGGCGAAGTATTTGTCATGGAACTTGGTGTTCTGGCTGGTATCGGTAAGATGTGTCAGAATACCTATGATCTCTTCACCCTTTGGGGTATCACTGACTTTGTCTAACTCGTCGAAGAAGATCACCGGATTCATGCTCTTGCACTGGACCAGATTGTCAATAATCTTTCCCCATGTCGAACCCTCGTATGTATACGAGTGTCCTTCAAGGAAGCTTGAGTCGGTCGCTCCTCCAAGGGCCATGAAGGCGAAGTCCCTCCCCAAAACCTTGCTTATACCTTCTTTGACCAATGTTGTCTTACCAGTACCCATGGGTCCTTTGATCGCAATCGCGGTGCCCATTGCAGCTGGATTTGTAATCCATTGTCCTACCATCTGCATGATCTGGAGTTTCACATCGTTCATGCCATAGACCGCTTCGTCGAGGATACCCTTAGCGCTATCCATAAAGTCTGCACATTTATCTGGTCCATGCTCTTGTAGAGTAACCGGCAGATGTTTGTATCGTCCAAATGGTATTTGCATAAAAGTGTCTACCCATTGCTTTATCTTATAATACTCGCCTCCACCAGGTTCCATGTACTTGAGTGTGTTGACTTTCTTATACGCTACCGCTTTGAACTCGGGTGGTATTTCCGCGTCGAGGAGCTGGAGGCGATATGGCTTGTCGATGTGACAGTGCGACATAACTGCCTCCAGTTCGGTTAGGACCTTCTTCTGCTCTTTGACCGAAAGCTGCTCCTTGAAGTACTTGGTGTCGTTCAGCATATTCTTCTCTTTGATGAGCTTATTGAACTTCCTGGTGTTGGTACCCCTCTCTTTTTTATCGCGTTTCTCTCCGGTCTTCTCGACTTCTTCCTCTGCTTTTCGAATACTTTCCCTTAGACTCTTTGCAACAACCGAGTCTTCTCCATCTTCATCGATTGTTGCCTGGAGCAAACCTTTCATCTTCTCGATCGCTTTACGGTCGCTTTCCAAATCCGCGTCTGACTCGTCACTTTCATCATCGTCCTCCTCATCTTCTTCACATTCTTCTTCTTCTTCACCGTCTTCCATCTCTTCGCCTCCGCCTATCGTAAGGAACACGTTGATATGTGGCTTCTCATCATCACCTTCATCGTCATCCTCCTCATAATCCTCCTCATCCTCGTCGACGAAATCCTCGATCTGGTCTTCTTCCTCCTCCTCCTCTACTACCTTCCTTTTGCTTTTTTGCTTTGCTGGCCGTTTTTTTGTCTTTTCCTTGACTTCAAGTGCTACGTTCTCTTCCTCTTCCTCCAAGTCTTTTAGACTTTCGTGACTCTTCACTTTCCTGCGCTTTCTAGGTTCACTAGAAGTTGGCGACGCTATACGCCTACGTGACTTTGAAGGGGTATCGTGTGCACGCTGTCGTGCATGATTAGACGGGAATAGCCTAGCAAGGAACTTGCGATACTCTTTCATGTCCATCTCGTCGTGCAGCTCTTCGTCGTCGGTCTCGCTGTAGTAGGAAGAATCGTCACCATCAGAGGACTCCGATGACTCACGGAGCTTGTACTCTTGTCTCTTCTCACGCTTGCTAGAGCGTGTGTTATAGCGACTGGGTTTATTCGAATCCTTTGGCATGCTATTTGTTGGTTATGTTCTTACTCTTATGTCACTTTGTAACGATTCAATTTTGTAATCTAAAAACAACCTTACGCCAAAAGGATACATTATTACTCCAAAAATTGCATCGCCTAAACAATCTAAATATAGATCTTATATATAAGAAGCATGGCTCAGAGAACCGCAGGAACAATTCAGCAATCAAAAGCTTCTCGTATCATCGGTATACAGTTCTCCATTCCATCTCCTGAAGAGATTCGGAACGGATCTGTCGCCGAGATCACGAGTAGGGACACATATGTCAATAACAAACCGGTAATAGGAGGTTTATTCGATCCGAGAATGGGTGTGCTTGAGCCCGGGATGATTTGCCCTACTGACGGATTGGACTATATGCAGACTCCAGGATATTTCGGTCATATCGAGTTAGCTACCCCATTGTTCCATATACAATACCTTACTACAGTGATAAAGGTCCTTCGTTGTGTGTGTTTCAAGTGCAGTAAATTACTTATTAGTAAGGACCAGTACAAACAAGCTCTTGAAATGCCGGCAGAAGCCCGATGGAACTTCGTTTTCGACCATGCTAGCAAAGTGGATAGGTGCGGAGACAAGACTAGTGACGGCTGCGGTTGTAAGCAGCCGAGCAAAATCAAGAAGGAAGGTTTCGCTACCATGGTTGCAGAGTGGAGCAAGATGAAGAATATGACCGCAGAAGAAGCCGATGCGATGTCTCTAGTACTTACACCGGAGATATGCTTGAAGATCCTACGAAGGATCTCAGACGAGGATGTCGAGTTCATGGGATATAGTGCAACCTGGTCCCGTCCTGACTGGATGATTTGCCAGGTACTAGCTTGTCCACCACCAGCAGTGAGACCGTCGGTCAAGCATGATGCCCAGCAGAGGAGTGAGGATGACCTAAGCCATATAATTGTCAACATTATCAAGACAAACACGACCCTTCGTGAGAAAATCCAGGGTAATGCACCAGGCAATGTTATTAATGACTGGCGCACTCTGCTTCAATATTATGTTGCCACACTTGTTGATAACAGAATCCCTGGAGTCGCGGCCTTCGCCCAACGTTCTGGACGCCCACTTAAGTCTGTCAAGGAGAGGTTGAACGGCAAACAAGGTAGAGTCAGGGGTAATCTCATGGGTAAGCGCGTAGATTACAGTGCAAGATCGGTGATCACACCTGATCCTAATCTGTCTATTCGTGAGCTAGGCGTACCACTCAAGATCGCCATGAACATCACTAGACCGGTTCGTGTCAACAAGCGCAATATCTCATTCCTAACGACTCTTGTCCAGAATGGTCCACAGAAACACCCTGGTGCAAAAATCCTCGTCCGCAGGAGCGGTGAACAGATCTACCTAGAAAATGTAGACCGTGATTCGATTAAGCTTTATGAGGGTGATGTCGTTCATAGACATATGATAGACGGCGACGCGGTGCTCTTTAACCGTCAGCCTACGTTGCATAGAATGTCAATGATGTGTCACATCGCCAAGATCATGCCTCAAGGCGATACATTCCGAATGAATGTCGGCGATACTAAGCCGTACAATGCTGATTTTGATGGAGATGAAATGAATATGCATATGCCCCAGGACATTGAGTCTGTAAGCGAACTTCTGAACCTGGCAGCAGTACCATGGCAGATCATTAGTCCTGCTAACAACTCTTCGATCGTTGGCATCTTTCAGGACTCCCTCCTTGGTGCCTACAGAATTACTAGAAACGACATTGACTTCTCCCAGAGGGAGGCTATGAATCTGCTTATGGCATACGATAAAGTTGATGCTGGGAATCTTCCATCCAAAGGAAGGGTTAGTAGCTTTGACGTGATCAGCCAGATCCTGCCACCCCTATCTATCAAGTACGAAACGAAGCACTTCAAACAGACTTGCAAAGAAGACGACAAGGTCAACTTCAACAAGATTCTTGAGATCCAAAATGGTACGTACATTCGTGGTCAAATGGAGAAAGGGGTTCTTGGATCGGGTTCTAAGGGTCTGATTCACAGGATCTGCAACGATTTTGGTAATATGCATGCGGCTGCATTCATTGACGATCTTCAAAACATAGTTACCGAGTACATGAAGACAAGTGCTTACAGTGTAGGTATTAGTGACCTTATCGCTGATGACGAGACAAACAGAAAGATCGCAGACGTCATTACGTCAAAGAAGCGGGATGTTCAGTCGCTCATTGACCAAACACATCTTGGCATTTTCGAGAACAAGAGCGGTCGATCAGATGAACAAGAGTTTGAGACACAGATAAACAACGTTCTTGGCAAAGCGCTCAGTGACGCTGGTCGTATCGGACTTGATAGCTTGAGTGAGGACAATCGATTTGTCATTATGGTGAAGGCTGGATCAAAGGGTTCAGAGATCAACATTTCGCAGATGATCTCATGTCTTGGTCAGCAACACGTAGACGGAAAGCGTGTGCCATACGGCTTCGAAGACAGAACTCTTCCTCACTACACGAAGTTCGATGACTCGCCTGGTGCAAGAGGTTTCGTTGAGAACTCATTCATCGGCGGTCTTACCCCACAGGAGCTGTTCTTCCACGCCATGGGTGGCAGAGTCGGCCTCATCGATACTGCAGTCAAGACTTCCCAAACTGGGTACATCCAGCGTCGTCTTGTTAAGTCACTAGAAGATTTGAAAGTAGAGTACGACATGACTGTTAGGAATAACAAGCAGAAGATCATTCAGTTTGCGTATGGCGATGACAGCTTCGACACGGTGAAAGTTGAAAGTCAGAGGCTGCCGTTGTCGCACATGACACTCGAAGATATCTATGCACACTTCCAGGCTCCATCGGATAACATGAAAGATCCCGCATACTTAGCGGCATTCACCGCCGCCGCGCTCAAGAGAATCAGAAAGCAGAAGAAAGAGCTAGCTGCACGCACAAAAGACATGATTGATTTCATGATCGCCCAAAGAGGCGAAATACTGGAAATGGTCTTCAGAGACCGCGATGGGTGCAATGTGAATCTACCAGTAGCATTCCAGCATATCATCAAAAACATTCAGGGACAGCAGCTGATTAACATGAACTCCATGTCTGATATATCTCCAATGGAAGCATTTGAAATCATAGATGATACGTTCAAGCAGCTAGTGGCATTAAAGCACGTCGCGCCTACCGAGTTATTCAAGGTCGCATTCTATTACAATATGTCACCCAAACACCTGTTGATGGTAAGACGCTTCAACAGGAAGGCGTTAGTCGCTCTTACTACCGAGATAATCGCATCATACAAGCGTGCGCTAGTTGCACCAGGCGAGATGGTGGGCATCATCGCGGCGCAGAGTATTGGTGAACCTACTACCCAGATGACGCTTAACACGTTCCATTTCGCGGGCGTTGCATCGAAATCAAACGTCACACGTGGCGTTCCTAGGATTGAGGAGATCCTCTCGCTTTCGGAGAATCCCAAAAACCCTTCGTGCACTATTCACCTTATCCCTGAAGAAGAGCTTGATCAGGCTAATACCCAGAGGATCATGAACAGAATTGAACATACAAAGCTCAGGGCTATCGTTTCTGAGATCACTATCTGTTTCGATCCCGATGACGGTGAAACACTCATCGATAGCGATGCGCTTCTCATGTCGCAGTACAAAGAGTTCGAGTCGATCCTTGCAGGTTGTCTCGCGGACCAGGAGCAGCCAAAGAAAGACGGCGACAAGTCGAAATGGATTATTCGCATGGAGATGAATGCAGAAGAGATGCTTGACCGCGGTATCACTATGGAAGATGTCAACTTCGCTATCCGAAATGTATACAGAGAGGATGTAACGTGTGTGTTTAGCGATTACAATGACGACAACCTGGTATTCAGACTCAGATTATCAGCTGCTATGAAAAAGAAGAGCAGCAAGAAGAAAGACCCGCTCGATCAGCAGGACGAGATATATCTTCTCAAGAGCTTCCAGGACCAGCTTCTAGATAACTTGGTGCTGAGAGGTATCAAGGGCATCGACAAACTGGTACCCAGAAAGATCACAGACAGCATGATCTTGGAAGATGGTGCTTATGTCAAGAAAGAAACCTGGGTGCTAGACACAGTTGGCACTAATCTTATCGGTCTATTGGCCTTGGATTACATCGACACCAAACGCACGTACACGAACGATATCCAGGAGATATATCGCACACTAGGCATTGAGGCAGCCAGACAGGCTATATTCAATGAGATCTCGGAGGTGATCGAGTTCGATAACACATACATCAATTACCATCACTTGAGTCTCCTATGTGACAGAATGACATGTAATGACAAGATGGTCTCTGTCTTCCGCCATGGCATTAATAATGATGACATCGGACCGATTGCCAAGGCATCGTTCGAGGAGACTCCCGAGATGTTCTTGAAAGCAGCCAGGCATGGCGAATTGGACCCGATGAGAGGTGTATCAGCTAATGTCATGTGTGGTCAAGAAGGATACTTCGGTACAAACGCGTTCCAGGTTGTGCTTGACACAGAGGCTCTCAGCTCGATCAAAGCCGAAGTACAAGATGAAGTCGACTCATCGAAACTTATCGAGGACGCATTCGGGAACATAAGTAACCCCGATGATCCATGCGCTATCTCCAATCTCGCCATCACAACTAATATCGATACCATCAAGCCTGAAGATATGGGCACTGGCGGAGACAATTACGACATGGGAATCTAATAACAATACAAAAACAGAACAGTAGTCCATATTTTTTCTTAAAACTATGGACATTAATCACTTAATTCTCCTTCCCAGCTAGGACAAGTTTCTTATTGAGCTTTCTTGCCTTCTGCTTTGGGGCAGTTTCTTTTTTCTCGATGGTGTCAACAACGACTAACTTGCGCCTGACGTTTTTCAACCTGAAGTTGCTAAGGAACATAGCAATACCATCCGTAGTAGGAGCATCTTGTATAGCACTTCTTATTTCCGTGCTTACATCGCCTATGGGGATTTTGGCATTGTTCCCGGCAACTAGTAAACGGAACTTGGGTATTCCATTCGTTCTGGTCCCCGGGACTTTCACGAAAAAGAACGAGTTAGAACCATCCGAGTGACCAAGCATAATCGGCTTCTGGTTCTCAGGAAGCTTCGTGGGAGAATAGAACACTACCGGTATGTTGAGCCTCGCTGCAAGAATCCAAACATCCAATAGAGTTGCATAGTAATCCTCGCTCATGACCAAGTCCTGAATTACTATCTGCGCGAGTTCCACCTGTTTGGCCATGGTCACTTTACCTTCCGCTTTCCAGGTATCGATCACTCCTTGAGGATACTCGCTGTATAGCTGGCTGTATTCATCTGCCAACATCTCTTTTATCTCATTGAAGCTATGCCCTTTATCAGACGGGGAATTAGCTTCTTTGATAGTCTGAACAACGTCGAATGTGCAGCGCGGTGGTGAGTCTGTGAAGACAAGTTCACGACCATCCCGAGGGAATGCATCTGCCCATTTCCCTGCAATCTTGCTGATTTTCGGTTTATCACACTGTTCGATTACTTGTTTGTTTGTAGGTATGATACGGTCGCTATATACCTGGGAATTAAGTGGGTCTACAGTATCGTAAGTGTCGAAATGAACATATTGATTCTCTACTCTAGGTACTAGATCGTCGAAATAGTCCTGATTTAACAGAGACTGCAACAATATCACCTCGTCATCGCGCAGGTTGTACTTCACAGATGAGAACGATAGAAACGCCTTTGGTTCGAATATAAATGACCTTATTCTACTATATCTCACTATCTCATCAGCTACTCTTCCGAAGTACATCTCGGAGTTGTTGACACCTGTTATAAGGTTCTTCGACGGTACGAGCAGCTGACAGCCAGTCTCGGATGTGATGCAGTATGGCTTGTCTCCACAGCGCTCTTTGTCTACCGCGCATGTCGTAACATCGATTATGTTTTCAAGCACATCATTCGGATACTCCGTGAAGCTTACCTTGTCCGACATGAGCCCTCTCACGAGCTCGTCGACGCGAGTGAGTTTCGAGTAGTATGTTCCAAGCTCGTCGTTCACTATTGATTCGATGTCTTTTCTTACAGTCTGATGTTGGTACTTACCAAGGAGCATCCTTACTGTGTTTCTGAACGTATCAAAGAACGATGATTCCATGTGGATCTTACGTACGCTTTTTATTCTCTCTACGTCTTGTTTGTTATTAGTAAGTGACTCTTTGTTCACAGCGACGTAGTCGAGGTCACTTATAGACTTCAAGTCGTCACCATATGTGTCCTGTACAGGTGGGAATATTGGAACGAACTGATCTCCCTGTGTGATTATACCTGTGATGAGACCATCATCGATCACCTTCACAGATGGTGCAACTGCTAACACTCCTTTTGACTCTTTAGCGATGCTCGTGAGAAACTTCTTTGTTTGGTCGTATTCCATCCCCTGGTACGAATCGATCCAACTGTAAGAAGACAACGATGGATCGGCCGCAGAAGGGAAACATGGGACATACCCCTTCTTGTCTCCTTTGCTGACCAACACACCTACCACTTGGCCATTGTAGTTCATCACTTGACTGTCTATCTTGAACTTCTTGAGTTTCACTATATGCACTACCTTCTCGAGATCTACATTAGTGAGGAACTTGTAAACACGAGGCTTACTGGGCAACGGACGACACTTATCATTCATCGAAATCTTTATTGTATCAAGCACCGATTTGAGATTCGGTAAGATGCCTTTGTACTTCAAGCTGAAGAGCTTAGTAATCACATATTTGGAACCTTTGTCTTCGTACGTTATTACTGGCTCGTAGAGGTCGCCTCTCTTGATCAAAATACACACACGCTTATTTACGTCGAAAAAGGTACTGGCATAATGATTCGACGGACAAATGATGTGCACGTTGTCGGTGATGTCATCACGCCGAATCTCTATGATTACCAGGTTTATTCCCTGAGCAAATACGTTATCGTTTGACATCGTCACCAAATCCCAAGTGTATTGATAATCGATCAACACGTCATCACTTTCAATGAATCGCTTGTAGTTTTCAAACGACCTCACTGCTTTCTTGAGTAGATTCAGTTCGTCGGGATTAGATCTTTCAAGGCTTTCAAATAATTGCGTGCCAGTATATTTACTTACATCGATCTTCTCACCGCTGTCGAAGATGTCTACAAGATTGCCGTTTTGTAGCCGTGTGTATTTATCAAGGTCCAATCCAGAGAGCAATGCTTCCTTCATTTTCTTTATTGTCTTCGGTGCTTCCCTCTTTCCGGGATCCGCCAATGCTGTGGCTAGTGCAGCGATGAAAGATTGGTTCTCACTGTACTCCGCGCCCATACGAATGATACATGGAGTGTCTTTCTTGATGTTAGTATCCAAGTTGCTGACCTGGCATTTTTTGTTGTCCGTATGCAGGAACTTTTGAATGGCGACCGGTAGATAACCCAGACGTTCTGGTTCTAGAGGGAACTTCTCAGGACCTTTGACGTATTCGTCAATTTTAGCCGCAAGTTTGAGCTTTCTTTTCTTTGCCTTGCGGACGGGTTTGTCATCTCTCTCATTCTCTGTCCCCGTGGGCAGACATTCTCCTCTTAGTCTAACTTGGTCAGGCTTATCCCAGTCTTTGAAACAGCAGGGCACGCACATGTTCGTACCAGGAATCTTCTTTGAGTAGAAGCCAGGCACAAGCGAGATTCGCTCTTTCTTGTCGTCCTGGTGATACTTACCGTCTAGCTCATAGATAGTTTCTCCTTCACCGACAGTTTTCGCCTTGCGTGGTATGACCTTGCCATACTTGCCGCTTTCAACTTCCTCTTCTGTAAGTGTTACATCGTCTCGTAGACTCCAGTAACGAGGACATATATAGTAATATGTAGGTTGGTCAGGAGCAGCTTTATAAGCAAGCGCTTTGCTGTAGGATCCAGGGTGCTCTCGATCGATTTTTGCCTTCTCCTCTTCGGTGAGAATAATAGGCTGTCTACGAAGATTTGATGGACAGGTTCGTGAGTAGGCTTTCATGCCAGGTTTGTCTTCTTTCAGAAAAAGCATTGGCTGTCTGTCATGCAGCCTTTCATGAATAGGATTCGGATGAAGTGTCATTCCTGTGATGTCGCGTAGCGGCTGATCATATGCTGTTCTTGCTCCGCCTTCTTGATCTTCGTCGTCATCGTCTTCGTCCTCCTCATCACTATCGCTTTCATCAAGTAACATATTCAGCATCGCATTTTGAGCAACCTCGTCTTTCTCGACTTCTTCATCTGCACCGAATACAAGCGCTTTCACCTCGTTGTTCGGTTCTTCAAGAGGCGCAACTACATCATACTTTGTCTTCTCTTCCGTTTCTTTACGAGACTTGCAAAGCGCCTTGATTCGCTCGGCAGGCACCGCGGTGACATCTGGATCTTGTGTCAAGATCAGTAACGAAGATAAATACAGCGGTATCGTCTCGAGATACCCGATTCCGTCTATCCCTTTCACTATAACCATAAGGTTTGATGTGAGAGGCTCCTTCATCATTATTGTTTCAAAACCAGGATTGCTCTTTATCTTCATGCGCCTTCCCTTGAATGCGTCTTGAACGATCTGCTGTTTCGATAAGAAGTCGACGAGTTTTTCTCTGGCTGCTTCAAGGTTTTTGATGTTGAAGTTTTCCATCAAACTTGCGATGACCTCAACGTCACTAGCGCCTTGATTCAATTTCTGCACCAAGAATGCTTCTTGACTGTCCATAAGATTGTAATTCGCAACTCTCTTGAATCTCATCTGTGCGCCCTTGTTGATGTCATAACTGACAATGTTGAACAAACTAGACAAGCATCCGGAAACAGATTTGAGATCCATCTTGCGCTTCAGTGGCGCCCTAACTACGTACTCCATATCCACGATCCTAACCGAGCTGTCGTAAATTGAGGTGAACTCGTTCATTGTATAGCCTCTCTGCTCTAAGAACTCTTTTACGACCTTTATAACTGGGTTGCAGTTTGCAAGGAGTGACTGGTTTATCTCGGACACGCTAATCGCACTAGGGTAGTTCGCAGCAATGGTAATCGCTCCATCTGCCTGAAAATCCAATATAAGACTTGTACTTCCAACGTCTTCTCTATTCTCCATAACAACTGATACCTGTTTGGACTTTCCGACACTTTTCATGGTCTTGAATATCGTTCCCTTAGAGAGATAAGGTATCTTCTTGCCATTTGTCGCCACCTTGTCGGCGTAGAGACGGTATATCTTTTCTTGCCTTTTCCCTGGATTGTATTTTATTAGAGGCCGATGCTCGTCAGCATGAATAAGTTTGAAGACAACATCAAGCGGCAGGTTATATGTGTAGCTAGGACGGATTTCTAGTGCAATTGACTTTATGCCTTGCTCTAGTGTCTCCATCTCTTCCCTTTTTTGTTCAAAGACGTCGTAGAATAGGTTGACTCTCTCCACGTTGCTTTTCCACGCCTCGTCGCGCAATAGCCCTCCTGTCTCTGCCTCTAGCTCCGGTCGTCTGGCAGAGAGATCTCCGCTATTCATGATGCCTAACTCAGCTAGATATGGAAAGTATACCTGTACCGTCGTATCTTGTGCCAGTCCATTATCATTAGCGAACTCTAATACGTCCTGAGCAAGACACACAAACAACGTATTGTTTGCAATAGGAAACGTCTCCATCAGAAGATTATGGTTTGTTGTGGCGATCATGTCAGAGGAAAATTGCTTGAGAAAGTCGTCATATTCAACAACGGAGTATGGATTTACCGAGTAAGGAAAAGACTTCTCAACAGCTACGAACTTCTGACCAACAGGTTTTGAAACAAGTCGAGGAGAGATAGATGGTAAATCAAGTGCGATAATATCGTCATAAGAGTACACCTCTTTCACTTCGAGTTCATTTACGTTTGCGTCGTCGATATTGAGGAGAAAGTCAACAAGTCTTTCTCTTGTCAGATCCAGTTTACCATCTTGTGTCAACGTCTGAAATACCGTCGCTGCATCAAGTTCTTCTTCGCCTTTCGCAAATAAATATGTCCCAGAATAGATCGCGTTGATGTCTGGCGAGGCGGATATGATCTTCTTTTTGACGGTTTCAACAGTGTCGTCGGGATGTATCTCACCATCAACGAACACAATCTTAGAACCGTCATCTGCGATTTGTTCAAGTTCAAGATCGCTGAATACTCCCTGAAACAGTTGATTTTGTGGCTCTAGTTCAAATAATCGTTCAGTGTCCATCTCTGGTTTGCCAACCAACCGACTGCCAATGAAAACCAGCACTTGACTAACCTTATTGTTCACTGTATACGCTACTTTGTAGACACTGGACATCGTATATAAAGATATGGCGATAATATTCCTATACGGAATGCAACTCAAAATGATTGCTGCAGTGACAAAGAGCATGGGAATAGGGTACAATGGCATGCTCCCATGGAAGGTACCTGCTGACCTTTCTCATTTCTCGAGAACAACTATAGGCGAAGGAAGAAACGCTATCATTATGGGAAGGAAAACATGGGAATCGTTACCTGTAAAGCCACTACCTAAAAGAATTAACATCGTCCTTACTACGGATAGCAGCTACTCTGTCGGAACGACCGCATCAATAGCCTCTTCACTAGACGATGCTATAAGCCTATCGATCGCAGGGGGTGTGAACGATGCATGGGTTATCGGAGGAGAGAAAGTATACGAAGAGTTCATCAAGGAGCCGCTTCTACAGGAATGCGTCCTGACACACCTTGATTTCGACACAAAGTGTGATTCTTTCTTTCCTAAACTCGACGTTTCATGGTCAAAGGTTGAAGAATATCCTGTAGCGCATAATCACAGCCATCGTGTGGTGCACTATAGACGTGACTCACTCGAAAATGAGGAGACATTAGTTGCTTAGCAACGGCGGCACCAATCATGATGTATATGATACATTCACATCATGACGTTCACCTTACCTACTTGTCGTAGTAAGGGTTGTCGGTAATATCCATTCCACAGTACTCCTTTGGTTTTCTAGAGTAGTCTACCGGTGTATATATCCCGATTTGTTCAGCTTCCTGTAAAAGGAACTTGAAATTGGTCCAGAACTCATCGGTATGGCCGATGCTTAGAGTGGCAACGTGTGCAAGCTCATGGATTGCAACAAACATTAGTGTATTTCGATCTATAAGGCCTCCTTTGCCACTGCGTTTCTTATCGAGACAAAAAGCAATCTTCTCGCCTTTGTTTTCACTGTACGCAGTGAACTCGCTTGTAGGCAGTGTTTCTGTTATCTTTTTAGGATTGAACCCTTCTACCAGTCTTTTAACGTTTCCTCTATCGGGGAATGTCTTGCCGCAGTGAGAAACAAGAGACGTCATTCCATTCGCGGTACTTGCAAGTAGGTCGGCAGCAAGCTCTAATTTGCCTCGCTCGCGCACACAGTATTTTTTGCCGTCTATGTCTGATATTATGCACTTCAAATTGAAGTAATCAGATTCTCTGTAGAACTTCACTGCTAGAACAACAGCAAGTACCACCATTAGATAGCCCCAAATGTTCACTTCCATTATGTAATAAACATATATTAAACCATATCGATTGATATTATTAGCGTCATGGTTTGGATAATTTAATTATTGGGGACCACATCCGATCTCTAGAGGCACACGCATCAAGTCGGGCTCAATTGTAGTGTTCAACCAAGGACTAACCTTCGATGTTGGGTTAGGAGGCTCGGAACGGACCTGTAAGTTAGCATTACGCAGAGAGCTTCCTACAGTGTCGATACCGGTGTGGTATCCTGCCTTAAGAAGGTTCACGTTCTGAAAGTCCTGGGATCCAGAAGGGTTCAATCTGGCCCACTCGTTGTTCTGGTCCTTAGGAAGAAGGTCGGAAGCGTCTGGCACGTTTCCTGCGCTGCAGCTAGGAGGAAGTCCTTTGGCAGAGCCACTTGGCATGGACACTGCAGAGAACTGGCTGTTCTCACCCATAGGGTCGGCTGGCTGCGCTGTGCCTGCGTCAGCATCATCCCACACTTGCTGGGGGGTAGGAGACGTACTGTCTCTACTGCCCTTCATTCCCTGCTGAAGAACAGCATCACTCTTTTCACCAGAATGACGGAACACTAGATAGATAAGAAGCACTGCGCCTAACAAGGCTAGACCATGATGGACCTTGAATTGTTTTTGGAGATCTCTCAGGAGCGTCATCGTTATATATTATGCTCTCGAAAAAATATAGCGATTGCGTTGCGTTTTGCTTAACTATGAAGACTATGTTAGACTTCGCTCCCTTCGAGTTCTTCATCCGAATCATCAATATCATCTAACATGTACTTCGTCTTAATCTCTCGTGCTTCAAGAAAAGCCTGCATTGCTGCTTTTCTCATCTCTCTCGCTTTCTCACGAGCTGCCTTATATATCTCGAAAAATATCTCGTTTGGCCGTCTCAATGAGATACTAGATTCTTGGTCGATATTCGAAGTAATGTCCACCTCTTTCAGTCCGTCATCAGAATCACAATTCGCCTTTACTTCGGTCGCCTCAATGTCTACCTCTTCCAACTCTGGTATTTTATCCTTAACAATCGATGTCTCCACATTCACAATCACATCCTCTTCAGCTTCAGCTTCAGCTTCAGCCTCCCCATCTTTGCTAGCATCATCATTAACGTCTTCACTCTCGTCGCCTTTGCCGTCATCATCTTCGTCATCTTCGTCATCTTCGTCATCTTCATCATCTTCATCTTCACTGTCTGATTCCGGAAACAACTCGACCTCTTCTAAATGTGATTGATCTGCGTCAGTAATATCGAGATGTATAGGTTGTTCTTCCTCAACCACCTCCTCATCTGCCTCTGATGTTCCTTGACTAACATCGAACTTAATTGTAGGTGCATTTTCGTCCTCAATTACGCTTAATCCTGGCTTAACTGTTCGTTTGATCATACACGAAACGTTCTTCGGTGCATCCTGAACTAACATAGATTGGACTAGTTTGATCTTAACGTCGAAACTCCTAGAGGCTAGTCTAACTCCCTCAATCTCAACCAACGGGATTATTTTGGAGTCTGCTCTAATCGCATCAGCGTCGATAACGGTCTCAGACTCATCATAGAAGTTACACTTATATCCATTGCTCTGCCTAGACTGGTCGATATAAACACGGATCATATGGAACTTTCCGCCTTTATATAGTCTCGACACCGGTGTCATCATGTTTTCCAGATCCCCATCTGTGACGTCGTTGGAAAACCAAAGATGCTTCTTTGCTCCTATAAGTTCCCTGCATCGTGACTCTAGATTTTCGACCCAGTTGGTTAGTTGAGCAGATGTGGCTGTATCGTACAAGAGGTCCATATACGCTACTTTTCGTGTAGAAACGACGCCTGCTCTGCTTGTAGCTAGTGGTAACTGAACCATTACCGGACCGTCATTCGCAGTCAACTTCGTGAAGAAAGATCCACCTCCCTGCATTTGGGAAGGGTTTCCTAGAGTAAGGACATTAAATGGGAAGCTCTCATTAGGTTCGTAACTCGTCATTGTATCACTTTCAGACTATAATTGCTCGATTGAAACTAATAATTTTTCTGCATTGCTAAAACAATGGACACAAGAATTGCGAATGCATGCGTCAAAGTCCTTAAGCGAGAGGATGTCAAAAGTGAACTGAAACGCTTATTCACACCTATCGTGGATCTGATTCTGGTCGACATATACCCGTACATATACCTCTCCCTGATATTCGTTGTTATCAGTTTCGTTCTACATTTAGGGATATTTGTTCTATTATTGCGGAGCAAGCCAGAGGTACTATCAACAAGTGCGTAATTTTCTAAGGCTATAATATAGATGTTTGGAAAAATCGCAGACTCAGTTAAGTCGGCTATAGCTGACCCAGATACTAAAGGTGGACGACCATCTACCACCACCACAACACAGTCGGGAGGCAAGCGCCGAACCAAGACCGCTAAAAAAAGCAAGACGAAGAAGTCTAAGGGAAAGAAGTCCAAGGGAAAGAAGTCCAAGACAATGAAGAAGAAGTCCAAGAAATGCAAGAAGTGTGCTCCTCGTCCTTGTCACTGCAGACGCCGCCGTGGTGGTGGAGTTCTAGCTACCGCTGCTCTACCTTTTGGCATCTTTGGCCTCCAGAAGTTTTTCCAGACCAGACGTGGCCGTAAAGACTTGAAGAGTGCTTCCAAGACCATCGGAAAGACGTCTAAGCGAGCAATCAAGAGCGTGAAGAAGCTATATAAGTAAATCCATATCTAGTATTTGATAACAATGCATATGGATTATAGTTCAAACAATATAGACAATAATGTCCAATGTTTCTATAATGAGTAGTTTTCAGGACAGCATTAAGACGTGGGTTGACATCGATAATCAATTGCGTATTGTCAACGATAGAGCGAGAACATTGAGAGATGCAAAAAAGAATCAGGAAGAACAAATCCTTAGTTATGTAGAGACGAACAACCTAAGCAACGCCGTTGTCAACATATCCGACGGCAAACTCAAGTTCGCTTCCTCCAAACAGACCGGTTCACTCACCTTCAAACATGTAGAAGAGTGTTTGGGCAAGTGTATACAGAGCGAGGAATCCGTGAAAAAGATTATGAAGTATATCAGAGCAACAAGACCGTCGAAAAGCGTTACGGACATAAAACGATCGTACACAAACACAGATAAATAAAAACCATGTCTATAATATACTAATATGGATGTCTTCACCCCAGCAGACCTAGTGGTTTATCGTAAAGAAGGCGGATTATGCGCAGGAGGATTTAAGTTGAAAGGCGCAATACTCAATAGCGGCAACAAATGCAAAGCACTAGATCAATTCGGTATACCGGCTGGTCTAGCATATATGCAAAGAGAGAAAACAGCGAAATACGATTGCCCTAGCAAATCCGATATACTACCCGACGAAGTCCTACACGAGCTTTTGGACTTAGCATCGATTAAGCCTGAGAAAAAGAAGAAAAGAAAGAAGAAGCAAACAAAGACCAAAAAATACTCTAAAGGCGGCAAGCAGACTAAGCGTCGCAAACCGTAGGATAACAATATTGTCGTACTATCAACACTATTGTTTCATTTATAGGATACTCCAGTTATTGTTGTTAAACGGAGCAACCGCAATGTCAGGTAGCTTATCCCTCCAGTAATCTACTCTTTTGTCGAACGCGGCTTGGCGTCTCGTTCTAGGATATAGAGGGGCTGTACGCATGTCCTCTGCTTCCTGCTGGGTGATCCTTGGTCTATATCCATAGCAATTCACACCAAATCTGACGTTCGGATTATCTATAAAGCCTCCGTTTATTCCTGGACGGCCACAGTCGTGTTCGTGACCCTCAACCTTCTGGAGGTAAGCCCATTTGTCATATTGCGTAGGGTATAATGCCATCTGGCCGTCTGACCATCCGAAGCTGCACCAGTCTGCTCCTTTGTCGTATGCCTTTTGCATCTCCTTCACCGACGCTAACCGTCCGCCGTAAGCAGAACACATTGCCTTCGCGTCCTCATAACCATACTTATTGCCAGGTACATGGAACACTTGCTTTGCCAGCTTTATTTCTGGAACTGTACTAGGCTGTGATGTCTCATCACCCGCTAAGTCTTGAGGATCGACTATAATGTCTATCTCGGGGGTGGCAGAGAACAGATTCTTAATGCTAGCTGTCACATCCATATTGAATACGTATGACATGCCGTTAAGAAGGATCAATAGGACGAAAACACCCCATAGAAGAACTTCCATGAATATTATGCCCTTCCCTGCTCTGGCACCTGCTTCAGCTAGACTGGCATCGCCGGTTGCTACTCCTAAAGTGGCAAACAACGTGTAATAACCGATAATAATTACTGACATCACTATCAGCACCATTGGATTGCCCGCGATTTCGTTGAGATAGGTCGTTGAGTACGGAACACCCGTTATAGAGTTCATGTTGATGTCCATGGTATAATTTAAACCTCTATTTTATTTTCCTGTAGAACAGGCAGTATGCCTGGGAACTTACTACACGACTTGTTGATACGTCTGAAATTATAGTATCATTGAAGTTCTTCCACTTGTCTTCCCCTACCAGTACATTCGCCGTATAATGTCCACCAAGCGCTCCTCCTGAATGATTACATACTCCATATAATCGATAGATGTAAGACTCCTTGTTGTATCCATGTACATACTTCCTAAGGTCTAGCTTAGATAAATCCACATCGACAAGTCTATTGTCTTTGCGTCCAGTGTATCCCCATCGCTTCAAACAAACTACCAGTACTGTGGGTAGACTCCAAAATATCACTCCCATGTCTACATCTTGTTTCTTCTTCTCTTTATCGTTGTACCACGCATTGTCTCCTTCTAGACGCTCTTTTCGCGTGTACTCGTCAAAACAGGCTTCTATAGTAGTAGGCCCCGAAACAGACGGCAGTGGCAAGCTTAGCATAAAAAACGGTTCTGGTCGTACACTCAATGATTTACCATCGGAAATAGCAGAGATGCTTGACACTTGGATGCCGCACAACAGCTTCACCATATCTGAATAGTCGTCTGCATACATCTGCCTCATCATCTTATAACACTCGGTTGCCATTAGGTCCTTATCATTCTTCGCAAGTCCACTTATCGTCATGTTAACAGATCGCGACACAGCCATATGGAAGCCGTCCAGCATAAACATGAGGAACTCTTGAATATCGTTCTGTGCAAAGGACGAAAATAGCTCGATGTTTTTTAATTTTGACACGCGCTGCACTGCCTTGACAAATCCCCAAGGTGCCACAGTACAGTTCTTTTCCCACATGAGACGACGAAGTTTGTCCCATTCTATCAGTAGCAGAGACTCGGGAACATTATTGAGACGCTTTTCGTATGTTCCTTCATCCAAGTAGTCACTTAGCTCGTATGTATGAGACAGAATCTGCGCTATAGAGTTTAGATAGCACGTATTGCCACAGTTCTGCAGACCAGTTAGTCCTGTGCCAGGCACATTTTCACGTTTCATATCAGTCATATATCGCTGTACTCTATTACTTAGTACCTGTTTAAACGGCTTTATCATCACTTAAAAACTATCGATGAATAACCAGTAACATGGGGGAAAGAATAGACAGTGAATACATCGAAACAGTGATATCTTCACAACGCCTACTAACTCAAATCGTCAACCTCCTCGCGGACCAAGACGAGCAGGTTCGGCGCATATATGCAGATAGTAGGCGAGACCTGGAACAGCTAGAGGATAATAATCGCAACGGCATGTACTACAATCGTGCCCGGACTAGACGTTTCAGTGATATGCGTAACAACTACGATAACTACGATAATCTGAATACCGCCTACTACAGCAATATCAATGCCAATACTAATAACCGTTCTGCCAATAACAACGATAACTATGACCGTGCATACTCAAGACATCTCGCTACACCGGTGACTACAAGAACAGAGATAAGGCAGCGCCGTGTTGTACCGGTTAGCCGAAGACGAACAAGGGATGGTGAGCCAATAACAGAAACCAATTCATCTGTTAACCTCGCTAATCTGCTTGCTACTGCTCTTATGAGTGAAGTAGGCGGCAATTTGAGTCCCGTCGTGGTAAGACCATCTGATAGAGTGATTGCGCAGGCGACTGAAACAATACCATACTCTACACTGCCTGAAAACGATCTCGTTCCTGCATGTCCTATATCACACGAGACGTTTTCGGAGACAAGTGCCGTTATGCGGATACGTGCTTGCGGTCATTACTTCACTCCTGAATCTCTGAGAACATGGTTTGCCGGCAGTGTCAGGTGCCCTATATGCAGACACGATATACGAACCGACCTTCCTAACGAACATCATGTAATGAATGATCATGATTCAGAACACGAAG